CTATGCGCCTCCGCCCTGCTTCTTGGCGCGCACTTTCTTCACGGGCTTCTCTGCCGGCTTCGGCACTTGCGTGGCTGCGTCGGGCGGGGAGGCTGCGGCCGCATCTGCCACCTCCTTCTTCGGAAGATCAAGCGCGGCTCGTTCCAGCCGCCTTCTGCGCATGAAAGCCAGAAGCTCAGAGCCCTCGCTCGTCAACCGCCAAAATTCGTTTCCAGCCTCGTCGCGTCTCGTGATCTCAACGCAATTGAACGCCGCAAAATCCGCAAGGAATCCGCGAACCTCGTTTCTAGGTGCAGGCCAGTCCGAACGCAGTTCTGCCAGAGGCACCCCACCCACAACCATTGCAATGTAGCGTGATAGCGCGACAACAGATTGGTCCGAGTGAAGTTCTGGCGCTACAGACTCGTATATCCAATACAACGAGGTCTTCTTGGCGACTTCCCACTCGGTCGCATCTTTCTTGAACACGTTGACTTCGCGCTTGGTCTTCTTGAAGACATTCATCGTGGCTTCGAAGGACTTCGCCTTGTTATCCCGCTCTTCATAGAGCTCCAACTTTGCACGAAGATCAGCGTTCTCGACGCTCAGCCTAACCGCTTCCTTCGATGCATCGTCATCCGAAGGATTCGCCCGTACCCATCCAGTTCGAGGGTAGGCATTGAAAGCCTTCATCAATGCGATGCTGCACTTTCCGTAAAGATCATCCTTATTTGTCCAGAAGCTAACTGGCTTCTGCCGAACCTTGGTCTTGAACATCTCAAGCTTTTCGCGAGCATCTTGGTCTGACTCGCACTTCGCCATCGGCCACTGCACGCCACTAGCAAGAACGAAACCTAAGGTGGGGATACCCTTAGATACCGCATAGTCGTACTCCATCTCTGTATAGCTGATGCCAGCATCGGTAACACTGCCGTAGCGATGGGCGACGACCACGACGTAGTAGTCGCTCTGGTCAATCTGCTTCTTGATTATGTTCCACTGCATCTCATCGGCTGCGCTGAACATCTCCATCCCAACCGGTATATGCCCCATCTCAAGTGCGGCCTTTATCACTAGGTCGCGCTCTTCACGCAGATCTTCGAAAGTAGAGCTCACAAACACTTGATACTTGGCGGTCATGCCCTGCTCCTATATCCCCATGTCAACAACGCGTTCATAAACATGCTCTGGAAGCTACAGACAAGCTGCGAAGCTCTTTCGTTGCTGTCTCTGCGTGCTTAGCGTAATGGCTCGGCGACAAATGCGCATACCTCTTTACCATCGCTTCGGAGTGCCAAGCACCGAGCTCCTGCAACACATGAAGCGGCGTCCCGTTCTGAACGTGCCAGCTTGCCCATGTATGCCGCAGATCGTGCCAGCGAAAGTCTCGTATACCTAAGGAAGCCAACGCCTCACGCCAAGCCTTTGTGTTTGCGCATCGGATAGGCGCCCCCTTATAGACAAAGACATACGATTCGTGATCTCTACGACGGCGGCGCAATACGTCCATCGCTACGCTAGAGAGCGGCACCGAAATAGGTCGCCTTGCTTTCGCTTGATCCGCGTGAATCCACGCCAGCCTTCGCCTCATATCCACCTGCCCCCACTGCAGACCAACAATGTTGCCGTGGCGCAGTCCGGTAGCGAGCGCGAATAGGACGATGTCCCTCTGATGCTCCGGGAGGCGCGCGAGTAGCTTACGCGCCTGCTGCGGAGTCAACCATCGAACGCGCCGCCGTCGCTCGGGGTACAAGACCACCTTGGGACACCGAGCGGTCCACTCCCACACCTGATGCGCGCGGCGGAGAATTGCGCGAATCAGCGCGAGGTAGCGATTCGCATTCGCCGGTGAAGTCCGGTCGGCAATGCGCCTACCAATCTTCGCCACGTCATCGCCCTTGATCGTGGTCAGCCGCCTGTGACCGATCCATGGCCTCAACACAGCCAACTTTGCGCGATCCCTCTCGTGCGTCGCTTTGTGCCGCGTTTCGTCCAGCCATCGCACGGCTGCTTCATCCCATGTTCGCACAGCAACACCATCTTCCTCTGACGCTGGCGATGATCGGCCCCACAAGAAGCCGCGACAAGACGCTACGAACGGCAGAGCATCACGGGCAAAGTGCGGTCACCAGCTGCTTGCAGGTGCGGATTCGATGCGGCGGGGTCCAAGGTCGCCATAACCGCTCACCTGTGGTGCCGATAGAAAGGCACCGGATGGAGCCAGAGCGGCCGCAGGCGCGGCCATAGCCGTAGGGGGCATGCCCCCTACACCCCCGGCAGCCGCAACGACGCGGTACGGGTTGTAGCGCGGCCCCTTGCGCGCGAGCGAGATGCACTCGCCCTGCGGAATGTCGTACGTCGTGCCCTGCTCCGTCAGGCACGTGCAGCTGGCTTCGCGCCAGTTGCCGTTTACGTCTTCGCCGGCACCGGCAGCAGCACACACGAGGATCGGATCGGCGGTGACCTGGCGCTTATCGAACACCGGCGCAGTCCATGGCATCGACGGGAAACGCGGCAGGTGCTCCCGAGCGTAGTCCGCGCCATAGCCCGGTTCGTTCGGGTCCGTCTTCCACCGGGGTTTTTCATCATCCGACGTGGATTCCGGCGGCGCGCCCGCGCCCAAGGGCGCTAGGGCTTCCGCCGCTGCCTTTGCATCTTCTTCCACGGGTTCGGCCTTCGCATCCGGCTTGAACACGAACACCCACAGGCACCACGCAACCAGCAGCATCACCAGCAGCGACGACAACGCCTGCCAGACCTTCTTCGGGATGCGGAACTTGTACGTCGCCGTGTGCAGCGTCGCCGATTTGTAGCGGCCGTACAGGGCCGGCGGGAAGCTCCAGATTTCTTCCTCGGCTTTCTCGCGCTGCTGCTCGTCGTACGGATCGGCCTGCACACGCGACCACGTGAGCGACCCGGCGCGGGCAAGACCCATCGCGCGGTTCATGTGGATGTGCTTGCCGGCCAGCTGGCGCACATTGTGGTGGATCTTCGACGGCCACTGCGTCACAAGCACGATATCGAAGCCGCGATGGCGATGCGTGGACATCGCGCGGATGCGCGGATCGTCGGACTCGCCCGGGCGGCCCGTCGACGGAAACAGCTTGCCGTAGCGTTCCAGCCCGGCCGTGCTGCCGTCGCTATGCGCTTCGTCGTAGATCACGAACGAGCCGTCCGGCAGCTGCGTCCAGTCGTTGTGTTCGGGCAGCTTTTCGACCCACGGAAACGCGTCCGGGTTCTCGTCGGTGGTCGCACCCGCGATGTTCGTGAAGAAGCGGCGCGGCTGTTCCTTGCCCTGCTTCACGCCCTCGGCGTTGCGCTCGTACTCTTCGAACATCAGCGCCATGGCGCGCAGCGTCTTACCGTTGCCCGGCTGGCCGGAAATCAGAATCAGCATGGTCAGCTCTTTTTGATGGCGACGCGCGTCGCTTCGATAGCGATGCGCGTGACGATGGCGGAACCCACTGCCGAGATGGCGACGCCGAACCCGGACATGAGCATGATTTGCAGCACGGAGGACGCGATGCCGCTGAACTTCTGCGCAGCCCCGTTCATCGCGGACAGCACCAGCGGCGTCAGCGCAGCGAACGTCACGAGCCCGAGCCCGGCGCCGGTCAGCATGCGCGCGATGGCGCTACCGAGCAGATTGGCGAGCAGTGCACCTAACCATGGCATGGCCTACTTCCTCACTCCGGCGATGATGAAGGCCGCCATCAGGCCACCCATGGTGACCACGACGGCGTACAGGTAATTCGCGAGCTGGCACAGCGGTTCGAAGCTGAAATTGACCGGCGCGGAGTAACCGCCAATCGTCACCGTCGTGCTAATCGGCGCAGGGCATGTGCCGCTGCCACCGAGGCCACTGCTCCACTCTTGCGACTGAATCGGCGCTTCGATAAGGGGCACCTGAGGCTGGCCCAGCTGCTGCCCATTGCCGTCCAGAAATGCCTTGATCGCGTCCAGGCGCGAATGCGTTCCGGCATCGCCGCCCGACGTGCCGCCCTTCTTCATCAGCTCGACCATCTGCGAAGTCGCGCAGGCGGTGCGCCACTGCTGAATCAACGCCGCTTCTTCCACGGCATCGCATCCGACGTTGCGCGCTTCATCACCCAGCGCGACCGACTCACACACCGGCATCTGCTGGCAGTATTCGCCCATAATGACGTTGCGCGCTTTGCGAGTGTTGCAGTCGATGCGCCACAACTGTTTCGCGTGGAGGCACATGATTTCATCGCCCGAGCAGAGCGGCGGGCGATCACACGTCGGGCTGTCCTCGGCCTTGTGCTCGCCGTCAGGCTCCGCACCCTCCTCCTCGTCGTCAGGCGTGCCGTCGTCGTCACTGTCGGGCTTACACGCGCCGTCTTTGCCTTCGGCCTGCCCTGCCCCGCACTGATCCTCGCTCTTGACGCACGAGCCGTCAGGGCCTTTCACCTGCCCGACCGGACAGATTTCCTTCTCCGGCACGCACTCGCCGTTCGCATCCTTCTTCTTGCCCGTCGGGCACTCGGCGGGCTGTGTGCAATCGCCGGTGCCGCCATCGATCGGAACCCCGTCCGGGCATTCCGGAACCGGCTGACACGTACCATCGGCCTGCTTTCGATAGCCGGCCGGGCACTCGTAATTATTCGGGTCACACTTGTCGCCGGTCGGATTGCCGGCCACATAGCCGGCGAACGGTTGCGTAGGAAGCTGGCGCAAGCCCAGCACTTCGCAACTGTACGACTGCCCATTAGAACCGGTTGACGTCTGGCACCACGTCCGCCCCTCATTCACCGGATTCGTCGGCACCACCGGCATGCTGGGGCAGCGCGGATCGATACAGGACTGCGTCGCCGTGTCGAACACTTCGGGCGGTGTGCACCCGGTCGCCGACCAGCTGTAACCCGTGTGCTCAACACGTACCCACCCGGTCTGTTTGCTGCCCGAATAGCTATGAACGCAGTTGCCAAGGCCAAACAGATTCGTTTGTGATGCCGTGCAGGTGTATTGCCCTTGGGGAACCGTCGCAGCGCTGCACGTGTTAGCGCCGAACACACCAGGGAATCCGGTTGCGCTCCAATACGCTTGTGTAGTCGCCTTATCTGCCAAGCAATGCGACAGCGCTTCGCTCTGCGTCGCGTGGTTCTGATTCAACTGCGCATGCGCCGGAAACACCGCGCCAACGAGCAGAAGCAAGAGCAGACAAACGCGTCGCAGCATGGCGAACCTCAATCGTCGAAAGTGATGTAGAGGGCGAGCAGCCCAACCACGAGAACAAACCAGCCGGTCATCGCAACCTCCCAAGAAAGGAGGCCGGGGTTTCCCCCGGCCCTGCTCCACCGCTTCGGATCAACCGAAGATAGTGGCCTTCATCCACTTCCAGCCCACCGCCGCAGCGGCCGGCAGCAGCTTGGCGGCACCGATCAGCGCCACGCCCGCAGTGATCGCACCGAGGGCGGTAACAGCACCAGCAACATCGAACTCCATGGCAACACCTCTTTGATTTGGCGCGGGCGAACTACCCGCGCACTCCATTGCGGCCGATGAATTTCCAGCCCCACGCACACACGAAACACGATGCGATTGCGGAGAGCAGGATCAGCGCCTCGGCCACGGACAGCGCTGGAAGATCGGAACGTTCGACCCACGCCGCCTGCGTGCACGTTGCCGTCGCGGTGTCGAAGCTCAGGCATTCGTAGACGCGGCGAGCCATGGATCACTTCACCGGGACCAGACGCGCGCGGCCGAACTTCAGGTTGCCGTGCTGATCGGTGCTGAAGCTGTCGCGCGCGAACGTGTAGCGGCCCGGTGCGAATTCCTTGCCCTGCGTGACGTTCACCTTGAACGGCAGCGGGTAGTCGGAGCCGGCGGCGAACAGCGCGGCTTCCTGCTCGGCGTAGACCGTGCCCTTGTAGTCACGCGGGTTGGTCGATTCCTGGCGCTTGATTTCAACGAACATGGCTTGTGTCCTCGTGGTTGTGGCGGCAACGCTCAAGCCAGAGCGCCCACCGGATCGCAGCGGTCAACATGACCAAGACCTTCTCGGATGAACTGCGGAAGCTGTGCCGTATCGAATCCGCGGAAGCGCCCCGGCACAGCGTCACGGGCGAGCGCGTTGGTGATGAACTCTTGGAAGCGATCACCGAAAACTCGGAAGCCAAGATGGAAGGAAGGGCCGACCTGCGTGCTCAACCAGCGCGCCCATGCGACCGCAGTCGCAGCGGCCTTGACCTTCTGTGTACGTACGCGCTCGGTCACATCTGCCGGCAGCGATTCGCACACGTTGTATGCGCCACGCAGGTACGCGAGCGGATGCGTGAGCATCGAGAACGGCAGTTCGGCGTGCTTGTTGAAGAAGCGAACTTCTAAGCGAATCCACGGACTGTCCGGGTCGCCCTGCTCTTTCCCTTTCTCGTAGACGCACAGCTCTTTGCGGCCCTTCTTGCCGGCGTAGAAGCTGCACCCGGTACCGTGGCCGTGGTCGTTGATGAAGCGCGTCTTGGGCGGCTTACCCGGGCCGGGGGCGCGGACAATTAGGTCGCCTCGTTCGACACGGGCGTCTAAATCGCGAGGGCTGACGTACTGGCCGAGGTAATCATCGAACGCGAGGTCGCAGCGCGTGATCTTGGCGGCCATGGTCGCAAGGCCGTTGGCGACACGCTGCCAGTCGTTGACCCACTGGCAACCACTGCCCGAGATCGACAGGTGCACCGTGTCGTTGTTGCCACCGACGCCGACCTTGCCGACGATTTCGCCTGTCTCAGCGATCACCGGCGCGCTGTTGACGTAGCCCTGAAAGCCATGGCCCGTGAAGTCGCCGATGGTGAGCGAGCAGTGCCGGCCGAACAGCATCGCGGCGAGCTTGAGGCCGAAGTCTTCTTCGCCCACTTCCTGCACCAGCGCTTCGGCGTTCGGAATCGTCACACTCAGGAAATCGACGAGAGCACCATTGCCTTCGCCGATGCGAATGGGACGGGGATGTGTACGTCCGGGCTTCGGCTTGGTGGACTGCCGCTTCACTACTGAGGCGTTTAGGCCCGTGTTACTAGACGGGCCATTCAGCCCCCCGGGGAGGCCCCGATATTCGGCGAGCACGTCGTACGCGGGACCGTCGATGGCGGCAGGCGCGCACATCCAGCACAGACCGTTGGTGATCCGGTCGGCGGCTTCGCCGCACTGGCGACAGGCGTTGTCCAGGCGGATCACTGGCGACCACCGTGGCAGAGCAGGAACGCGAGCTCGCGCCGGCGTTGATCGCGGCGCAGGAAGAGCAGCGTGAGCAGTGCTTTGCGAATCCCCATTGCGGTACCCCTACCGGAGCCGGGGACAACGGCGGCGGGGTGACCGCCGGGGCCTGTCCCCGGCGGGCGGCCCTCCGGTAAGCTCACTTACCGGTAAGGCACCTTACCGCCGCCCGTTTTATCGTGTCAAGCAGGCTTACCACGGAGGCTCTATGGACGCTGCTGAACTTGTTACGCGCGCAATGAAGGCCACCGGCGATCAATCGCTCAGGGCATTTGCGGCTCGTTTGGGCGTGAGTCACGCAGCCGTGCATCACTGGATGCAAGGCAATAACGCGCCAAGCTTCGAAGTGGCGGCGGAGATGGCGGAGCTAGCGGGCTTGCCGGTCGTCAAGACGGCAGCTGATGTGCGTCTGCACTCAAAGGATGGCGCGAAGCATCGCGCCTTGCTTCGACGCCTTGCAGCAGCAGCCGCAATCGCGTTCGCTGCACTGCCGGTGATGAACCTGTGGGCCCAGCAGGATTCGAACCTGCAACCAAGGGATTATGAGTCCCCTGCTCTAACCGTTGAGCTATAG